TCCCGCGCATGGGAGTCGTTGAAGGACAAGTCAACATTGACGATGTTCTTAACACCGATATAGGACAACCGATTAGAATGAGAGCGCCAGGTATGGTGCAACCATTCGCAGTTCCTTTTGTTGGTAAAGAGGCTTTCCCTGTTCTGTCTTACTTAGACGAAGCGAAAGAAAATAGAACTGGCGTATCAAAAGCATCTGCTGGTCTGAACGCTGATGCGTTACAGAGTTCGTCTGCTTCAGCAGTTGCCGCTACCATGTCAGGCGCACAAGGTCGAGTCGAACTTATTTGCCGACACTTTGCCGATGGCATGAAAGATTTATTTAAACTGGTCAACAACTTGGTCATTAAACATCAAGACCAACCAGACATGATTAGACTTAACAATGATTTTGTTCCTATCGATCCGCGTTACTGGGACAGCGACAAAGACTTAATTGTCAACGTGGCTATTTCTAAATCTAGCGACATGGAAAAAATGAATGTGTTAACTCAACTTGCACAAAAGCAAGAGCAAATGTTATCAACACTAGGACCAAACAATCCTCTCGTATCACTACAGCAATACTCAAACACCATTGCTAAGATGGTCGAGATGGCTGGTTTCAAAGACGTACAATCCTTTATCAATACTGAAGTGCAACCTATACCACCACAACCAAAAGAACCAACTCCGCAAGATATGTTGGCTCAAGCTGAAATGGAAAAAGCAAAAGTATCAGCACAGAAAGCTATGATAGATTCTGAAACAGATCGCATGAAAATCATCATGGATGATGATAGAAACCGAGATGAAGCTGAAGCAAACATTAGACTTAAAGCCGCAGAACTCAACGCCAAGTATGGTGCACAAATCAATGTAGCAGAGATCAACGCACTTATGGAAAGAGACAGAGAAACCATAAGACAAATTGCTAAGACCAACGCACAAGGATTGTTCACAGGTAATGGCAACTAAAATATTTGATATAGAAATATTAGAAGACGATATGGTTTATGTCGGTTCAGGAATACAAGCTAAAGATGAAAGCCATGCACTAGCAATTATGATTATTATTTCTAATGGCATGGTCAACGAAGATTCAGAGATACTTAAATTTGAGGAAAAAACATTACATTAATGAAAGACTCAAGATTAACTAAGGTGGGTGTATCTGGTTTTAATAAACCAAAAAAAACACCTAAACATAAAACTAAATCTCATGTGGTTGTTGCTAAAGAAGGTGATAAGATAAAAACTATACGCTTCGGTCAGCAAGGCAAAACTGGTGATAAAAACATGACCAAAAGAGCTAAATCATTCAAGGCTCGACATGGTAAAAATATCGCTAAAGGTAAAATGTCAGCAGCTTATTGGGCTAATAAAGTAAAATGGTAAGGAGATAACTATGCCGGGAAAAGGACTATACGCAAACATTCACGCCAAACGCAAAAGAATCAAAGCTGGATCAAATGAAAAGATGAGAAAGCCGGGTTCTAAAGGCGCACCAAAAGCAAGTGCATTTAAAAAAGCAGCCAAGACTGCAAAAAAAGTAACTAAAAAAAGGAGATAACCATGCCAAAAGTAGGAAATAAAAAATTCAGCTACACAAAAGCTGGAATGAAAAAAGCAAAAACTGCTGCAAAGAAAAGCGGTAAAAAAATTTCATATAAGAAAAAGAGATAATGGAATCAAACCAAAAAGGTAATTTTTGGGATGATGTTAATAAACGCTTTTATAGGTGGCATGAGTTAAAACTTTTGCTGCAAGAAAGAGAGCTTAAAAAGAAAAAGAAAAATGAAATTCAATAAGATAAAAAATCTAGTCGGCTCATTAGCTCCAACCATAGGAACTGCTTTAGGTGGTCCTATCGGCGGCATGGCTGCAAATATATTATCAGAAGCATTAGGCGTAAAAGCAGACCCACAAAGTATTGAACAAGCAATTCACAACGCTACACCGCAACAATTATTAGAACTTAAAAAAGCTGAAAAAGATTTTGAAGTTCAAATGAAAGAGCTGGATGTAGATGTGTATGCTTTACAAACCAAAGACATACAAGATGCAAGAAAAAGATTTGGTGGCGATTGGACTCCTAAGTTTTTAGGATCATTAACTGTTGTAGGTTTCATCGCATATATATTTATGATTACTGCATATCCTATTGATGACTCTTCAGACGATATAGTTATGCTTATTCTTGGTTACTTATCAGGCATAGCATCAGCAGTTATTTCATTTTACTTTGGTTCATCGAATAAACAGTCTGAAAAATAGTGTGGGCGTTTATGAACAAAGAACAAGAAATAGATTGGGAACAATATCCTAACTTTTCACCCAAAGAGTTTGCTTGTCAACATTGCGGTGAAGATGGTATTAGTGAAATATTATTAGATAAGTTACAATTACTCAGAACGGAACTTGATTTTCCTTTTAAAATTACTTCGGGATATAGATGTAAAAATCACCCGTTAGAAAAAAAGAAAGTTAATCCCGGCGCACATAGAGATGGTTTTGCTGCTGATATAGGAGTCAGAGGATACAAAGCATACGAAATTGTATCAAAAGCAAAAGAGTTTGGTTTTACCGGTATAGGTGTTGCACAAAAAGGCGAAAGTAGATTTATTCATTTGGATGTATCGCCACAAAAAAACACAAGACCTAGACCTTGGATATGGAGTTATTAAGGAGACAATAATGGAATTTTTATTTTGGACAACAGTAATAGTAATAGGAACAGGTCTATGTATTAGACACTTCCAACCTGATAGATGGGAAGCTCTAAAAAAGCTAATTAAAAACTAATGGAGCTCTCTCCATGGATATTGTGGAATGCTCTTATTACATTGGTATATGTGCCAATCATTCACAGCTTACGATCAACCTCAAACGAAATTAAAAGAGTTGATATTCTTCTTAACAAAACAAGAGAAGAGTTGCCAACTAGGTATGTAACCAAACAAGAGCTACACAAAGACATGGATAGAATTTTTGACAGATTCGACAAAATAGACGAGAAAATTGATAAACTATTAAACTTATGAGATTAAATCCAGAATTACAAAATTTATTATCTATGTTTGGTCGAGGCAATCAAGGCGGCGCACAAGCTGGACCAGACACAAGTTATTCAAGCGGTCAACAATACGCACAATCGGTTGCTGGTGGTCAAAACGTACCAGACATGATTGCGCCGGGTGTAAGTTATTCAGCAGCAAGACCAGAAGGTTACACTCAAGCTGATTTGCAATATTACAATCCCGGTCCTGTTCCAGTTATGCCAAGCGCACCAACTCAAGGTACACCATTTGCAGCAAACGAAGGTTTTGTGCAAATGCCAAGCGCACCTCAAGGTGTTGCAATGCCAGAAAGATACACACCAATGATTACAAATGCAGAGTCTCTTAAAAACTTATCAGACTTATTTAATGCAAATATGCCTAGTGGCAATCAAGTTTCATTTGATCCATTTATTGATGGTGAACCTATGGCAATAGATGACCTAATGCCAAGCGTTAGTTCATCACCCATAGACTTTTCATTCAATCCGTTTGAAGAAATAGAACCAGTTGTAGAACCAATGGTAGAAGATGTGGTTATAGAAGATTTACCAAGCGTAGGATCATCACCTATAGATTTTTCATTTAATCCATTTATTGATAATTTACCTTATGCACCAGTAGAGATTGATCCAATCCCTCAACCAGTAGATTTTCCAGTTGATCCAATGCCATCTTATTTTATACCTGAAGCTCCAGTTAAATCTTTACAAGAAAATCCAACAACACCTGTTGGTATGCCTGAACCAGTTTTACAAGAAATTATGCAAGAACAAGATGCTAGAGAAGAACTACGAGATATTATTGCATCAAAAGAAGTATTACAAGAAATGCCAGCACAGGATGGAATTAGGAATGAATATCAAATGGCAATCAATGACTTTATAAATGAATCACCGACTAATATGGAAGTTTATAAAACTGAATTACCTGTTGGTAGTGCAATCAATTTAGGCGTACCATCTTTGTTTGAAAATATAATAGCTCCAGCAGTTATACCGGGACTTGGCATTGCGCAATCAATAGGACAATCATCTAACTCTACTCCACCCCCTCCACCTCCTTCACCATCATTTACTGCGCCTAGCTCTGGTGGAAGATTTTATAACGACAACACAAGGTTTCTTTTAAGATAATGGCATCACAAGAAGATATATTAAAATCCAACGAAGCTGAATTAATCTTAAACAGCGAAACATTTAAAGAAGCTATAAAATACCTCAAAGACGAATACGTCAATCTTTGGTTATTAAGCAAACCAGAAGAAGTAACCAACAGAGAGGCACTCCACAAAGCAATCAAATTACTCCCCGAAGTAGAAAAACATCTACGCATCATCATAGAGAAAGGAAAAATCACAAAATCACAGCTTGGCAGATTACACAAAGTTGTGTAAAAAGTGTGCTAATTTTGTGTAAATACTGTTAAAATAACATTTTACATTTTAGGAACTTATCATGGCAACAACGGAAAAACCGACTGCTTTACAATCCAACATGGAAAAAGCAGCTCATTCAATGGAAGCTCTGCTGACTCCTCAAGAGGAAGCACCAGTAGAACCCCAAGAAGAAGCAGCAGTAGAAATTACTGAAGAGGCAATCGACCAAGAGATCGGAGAATTGATTGAGGAAGATGAATCTGAAGATGATGACTACGAAGAAGAAGAACAGTCAGAGGAAGATCAAGTAGAAAACTTGGAGTCCGAAGAACCTCAAATCTACAACATTAGTGTTAATGGCGAAGATACACAGGTTACCCTCGAAGAACTCCAAAGTGGATACAGTCGACAGAAAGACTATACGCGCAAAACGCAAGAATTGGCTCAACAAAGAAAAACATTTGAGAGTCAACAACAAGAGTTAGCGCAAAAAGACGCAATTTATTCTCAGTTGCTACCTAAGTTAGAGGCAAGATTGAAGAGTGAGTTAGCTAACAAGCCAGACTTGGATGCTCTTTTTGAAACAGACCCGATTGAGGCTAGTCGTCAATCACATATCTGGAATCAAAGGCAAGCAGAGTTGAAAGCTATACAAGATGAAAACCAAGCTAAGCAAATAGAAGCCCAAGCTAAACATCAAAAAGACCTTGAAAAGTATCTTGAGTATGGCAATCAGCAAATGTTGCATGAAGTTCCGGAGTGGCAAAATGCAGAAGTTGCAGCAAAAGAAAAAGCTGCGATAGCAGATTATGCCATTAATGTAAGAGGTTACACTCAACAAGACATTAACAATGTTGTGGATTACAGACAACTCTTAATATTAAGAGATGCTTGGTTAAATCATAAAACACAACAAGCAACCAAGAAGAAGCCAACTGAAAAGAAGGCTGCGGCAAGAGTAGCAAAACCCGGCACTTCAAACGCACCAAAAACTTCAGCACCTTTGAAAAGAGCGCGTCAAACTTTAGCTAAAACTGGAAAAGTCCAAGATGCAGCTAAACTATTTGAACAAATAATTTAAACTTTTTAATATAGGAAAATATCATGGCGAAGATTACAAACGCATTTGATACATACAGCGCGACTTCTGACAGAGAACAGTTAAGTAATGTTATTTACAACATCTCTCCTCAGACAACTCCGTTTATGTCATCAATCGGAAAAAACTCAATTAAGAACGTAGTTTTTGATTGGCAAACTGAATCTCTACCAACACCCGTTGGTACTGGAAATCTAGAAGGTTTTGAACTATCAAGATCAGCTTCAACTGCTACTGTTAGAAATAGCAACGTGGCAATGATCTCCAAAAGAGATGCAACTGTAACTGGCTCTCAACAAGCTAGTGATCCAGCAGGTAAAAAGTCAGAAATGGCTCATCAACTTGCTATTATGTCTAAAGCACTTAAAAGAGATATGGAAACAGCTCTCTGTCAAAAAGGTGGTAAAACAACTGGTAATGCGACAACTGCTCGTTTAACTGGTGGTTTTGAATCTTGGGTAAAGTCTAATGTAAACAACGCAGCAGGATCAACTCCTACTGGCGGCGGTACAGCTCCAACAGACGGAACTCAAAGAGCTTTAACTGAAACACTTTTAAAGGCTGCTTTACAAGATTGTTTCTCTAATGGTGGAGAGCCTTCAATGGCAATCTGTGGACCTGTTAATAAAGGAAAAATCTCAGGTTTTACTGGTAGATCACAAGCAAGACAATTTGTCGACGCTACTACAGTAGAAGCTAGTGTTTCTATTTATTCTTCAGACTTTGGAGAATTAAAAATCGTTCCATCTAACTTCAGCAGAGAAAGATCACTATTATTAGTAGACCCAGACTTTGCAAAAGTTTCTTACCTAAGAGACTTTGAAGCAATAGACATCGGCACAATAGGTGACGCTGTTACTAAGCTACTAGTAGTTGAATACGGATTGGAAGTTTCCAATGAAGCTGCTCATGGAGCAGTCGTTGATTTAACAACTTCATAAGTTAGTTAGATTTAGGGTGGTGTAAAAGCCACCCGCCTTTTTATTTATGACATTAAAAAAAACTGTTACCGATAATAAAACTGGCTTCAAGTCAGAGTTTATTACCGAAGATGACAAGTTTATTTATCACACTACTCAAGACGTTAATCCCGTCATTGACCACGTTAAAAAACTACGCGACAATACACCTAAGCCGGGAAAAGACATGCGACACATCGCTGAAGTTCCAATGGTTGTTTATCAAAAAGCAGTCCGAGAAGGTTGGGATAGAGACAGAGCGGCATGGAAAAAGTGGTTAAATAACCCGGACAACAATGTTTTCAGAACATGGCAAGGTAAAGTATGACATACGCAGAATTAAAAACTAATATCGCAAATTACTTAAATCGTTCAGATTTAACGTCATACATTGACACCTTTATTGACAGCACCGAAGCTGAACTCAATAGAAGATTAAGAACAAAAGAAATGATTAAAAGAGCTACTGCAACAGCAGATAGTCAATACTTAACTGTACCGACTGATTGGCAAGAAGCCATCAACATAGAAATTACATCTAATAACTTTTCACCATTGTTTCAACAATCCATAGAAAGTTTAGATGTATACAGAAAAGCAAATAACAACACAGTTGGTCAACCTGTTTATTATGCAATGGTGGATGATTCAATAGAATTAGCACCAACTCCTGATGGTTCTTATACCCTACAGCTCACTTACTATGCTAAAATAAATCCATTAAGTGATTCTAATACAACTAACTTTGTTTCAACGGATCATCCAGACGTTTATTTATATGGTGCATTAAAACACGCCAGTATATTTTTAATGGAAGATGACAGAATCCCTTTATTTACCAATCAATTTGAGAAGGCATTAGAGGAAATAAGATTAGAACAAGAGAAAGCTGCATTCGGTAAAGGATCGTTAATGCAGAGAAGAAAAACTTACGGGAAGGCTGGTAAACGAATGTATTACTGGGCGAACAATTAATTAGGAGAATAGAATGGCAGGATTTACAGATTATTTAGAAGACAAAGTATTGGACCATGTATTTGGTGGGAGTGCTTATACAGCACCAACTACTTTATATGT